GCAGCTCGGTCCGGACGAGATACTGCGCGAACGCGTCGGCATGATTCCGGTCATCGAGAAGACGTCAACTGCGACCGGCGCGCGTGACATCTATCGCCACCAGATAGTGCGCGCCGTGACTGGCGCGCATCCAGCGATGCTGGCCAAGGAAGCCGATCCGGTCGCGCTCGATTCCCTGTGCCGCCGCCTGGTTGACGCATACGACGCCATGCAACTGCTGCGCGCCAGTGGGTGCGGTCGGTATTCCGATTCGCTGGCTGACATGGTGCGCATGCTCCTGGCTTCCAAAGAATGTTCCCCGAACAGGGCATCCCGGGATTGATATGGAATTCACGATGATCGACGGCCACCAAATCAGCAAGGAGCTGTGCGACGCGCTCGGTCTGCCGAAGCTCACGCGTGGCTTCACACTGCGCTGCTACACGGGCGAACCTGTGACGGTCGAGTGCGAGTACTACCCGGACGGCGGCTTCCAACTGGCCCTGGCGCAGTATCACCTGGTGCCGCGTGATGGCGCGCTTCTGGCAGATGCCCCGTTCGACTTCGGCGCCTGGATGCGAGAGCGCACCGAGCGCGCGCACCGCGAGTTCATCGAGCGCACGTCGAGGCGTCTACCGCGCGACCGGGCCGCCGAAGAGATCGCGCGCTACATGGGTGCACAGCTGGACTGACACCCGGCTGCGTGCGACGTCGGCCGCTGACGTTCCTTAAAATGGATGGGCTCGCTAGTAATAGTCCTATCTATGAGGTGTTGGCTTGTCTGTCATTAATGATATTCCTCTGCGCAATTGCACGCGTTGCAAGCAGTCCCTCCCCGCAACCCTCGAGCACTTCCCGCCACACAAGATGGGGAAGTACGGGCTTTATCCGAACTGCAGGCCGTGCAAGAAGGAAATGGACGCTGAGAAGAGGGCGCGGCCTGACCAGCAGGCCAGACAGCAGGCATGGCGTGATGCGAACAAGGCCAAGGTAAAAGAGTACAACGAGTCGTACCGAGCCGCTGGCTACAAGTCGACCGACCATGTAAGAGCCTGGTACCACAAGAACATCGACCATGCGCGTGAGTACGGCAGGAAGAAGGCGCGAGAGCTGTATCGCAAGGACACCAAGAAGTACCTTGCACAGGCGCGCACCTATTACTACCGCCACCATGAGAGAGTACTTGAGCGTGCGCGGAACTACCTGAGCAGGAATCGTGAGGCCGTCAATCTGCGCGCCCTAATTCGGCACCGGGAGCTTTACCGATCCAGTCCGGAGTTCAACCTGCGCACTAAGGTGTCAGCACGGCTCCGCCGGATGGTGCTCGACAAGGCCGGCATAACGACTGAGCAGATCTTGGGGTACGCACGTCAAGAGTTGGTCGCTCACATTGAGCGGCAGTTCACAAAGGGCATGAGCTGGGAGCGGCTGTTGGCGGGCGAGATACACATCGACCATATCATCCCAGTGTCGCATTTCAGGTGCTCGAGCATCAATGAGCCTGGATTCAAGGCCTGCTGGGCGCTCTCGAATTTGCGTCCCATGTGGGCGAAAGACAACCTCAGCAAGCAGGATAAGATTTTGACCCTGTTGTGATTGAAGCGCGAAGGAGTCGCATGCCACCTCGGCCAAAATCGATATGCCGAAAGGTGGCATGCGGCGCCCTGATCGATGCGCCCGGGTACTGCGAGAAGCACGCCAAGCAGGAATCCGGCTGGGTGCGGAGTAACGGTGACAAGTCCAGCACCGCCCGCGGCTATGGCTATGCCTGGCAGCAGACGCGCGAGCGCATCCTGAGCCGCGATTGCGGTCTCTGCCAGATCAAAGGGCAGGCTTGCCGATTCGTTGCAACTGAGGTTGACCACAAGGTGAGCAAGGCCCAAGCGCGTGCCCTGAGGTGGACTTCGGAGCAGATCGAGGCCGACTCGAACCTCCAGGCTGCGTGCTCAACTTGCCACAAAGCAAAGACGGCATCGGAGCGTACCCGGGCGGGGTAAATCTTGGGGCTTTTTGACCACTAGACCGTCTAGTCCGTCTTTTTCTTATTTCCGCGATTCAGACTTTGAGCCCGTAGGAGGGTTGCAGCATGCCCAAACCCCGAACCCCTTCGGCGGTGCTGGAGGCGCGGGGTGCTTTTGACAAGGATCCTGCGCGCCGCCGCGAAGATTTTGAAGCTGGCGAGTTTGACCCCAGGCCGCCGACATATTTCAAGGCGCACCAAAAGGCTGTTTGGAACGAGATCGTCGGCGTGCTACCGGCGACCGTGCTCCAGGCGACCGACCGGATGGCGGTTGAACTTGCCGCCCGCCTGATTGCGCAGTTTCGCAAACAAGACGATGCCGAGGTTACCTCGGCGCAGATTGCACAGATCCGTACCGCCCTGGCGGTTCTCGGGATGACGCCAGCCGACCGGTCGCGCGTCTCGATCAAGAAGCAGACTCCCTCGAACCCGTTCGCCGACATGATGGGCGGATCTAAAAAGGCACATTGACTATGCCGGCCGATTTCGTCGGCAAGGCACAGGAGTACGCGCAGGCAGTCGTCAAAGGAAAAATCGTCGCTTGCAAGTGGGTCAAGCTGGCGTGCAAGAAGCACCTGGACGACTTGAAGGCTAGCCGCCGCAAGGCGTTCCCGTATTACTTCGACGAGGATGCGGCCAACAAGGTCTGCAGATTCCTGTCGCTGATGCCTCACACTAAGGGCAAATGGGCCCGCAAACGCGAGCTGATCGAGCTGCAGCCCTGGCAGTGCTTCGCCTTCGTTGCGTTGTTCGGCTGGAAGATCAAGAAGAACGATCGCCGCCGCTATCGCCGGGCCTATTTCGCCGTGCCGCGGAAGAACGGTAAGTCGATCATCGGCTCAGGAATCGGCCTGTACATGTTCTCTGTCGACGGAGAGTTCGGCGCGGAGGTCTACTCCGGCGCGACGACTGAGGCTCAGGCATGGGAGGTCTTCCGGCCCGCCAAGCAGATGCTCGAGCGGACGCCGGAACTGCAGGAGGCGCTCGGCGCCGAGGTTTGGGCTAAGTCGCTCTTGGTGCCGGCAGATGGCTCCCGGTTCGAGCCGGTCATCGGCAAGCCAGGCGATGGCGCCTCGCCGTCGTGCGCGATCGTGGACGAGTACCACGAACACGACACGTCCGAGCTGGTCGACACGATGGAAACCGGCATGGGAGCGCGCGAACAGCCGCTGCTCCTTATGATCACTACGGCCGGCTTCAACATCGCTGGGCCTTGTTATGACCAGGAGGTCGAAGCCAAGAAGGTGCTGGAAGGGACGTTGGACGATCCTGAACTGTTCGCACTGATCTACACGATCGACGAGGGCGACGACTGGACCAGCCCTGCCGTACTACGTAAGGCAAACCCGAACTTCGGCATCTCTGTTGATGAAGACTTCCTGTTGTCGCAGCAGCGTCAGGCGACACAAAGCGCGTCGAAGCAGACTCGCTTCAAGACAAAGCACTTGAATATCTGGTGCTCGGCGAAATCGGCCTGGCTGAACATGCTTGAGTGGATGAAGTGCGCCGACTATAGCTTGCGCCGAGAGCAATTCAAGGGTGAGCGCTGCTATCTGACCTTGGACTTGGCCAGCCGCTCGGATATCTGCGTGCTCATGATGGTGTTCGTCCGCGTGATCGAGGGCAAGCAGCACTTCTACTTGTTCGGCGATTACTACCTGCCGGAAGCTGCCATCGAGGGCGCCGAAAAGAATGCGAACGCCTACCGTAAGTGGGTAATCGAGGGTTTCCTTCAGCAGCACGATGGTGCCGAGATCGATTTCGATCTGATTGAGGAAGACATGCTTGCTCTGGTCGCCGAATATGGCCCCGAGGAGGTTGTCTTCGACCCGTGGCGCGCCGCCCAGCTGGAGCAGCGCCTGACCAAAAATGGCATCACCGCAGTCGAGCTAGGAGCGCAGGTCAAGAACTTGTCGCTCCCAATGAAGGAGCTGGAGAGCGCGATCAAGGCGGGCCGCGTGCACCACGACGGCAACCCGATGCTGACCTGGATGATGTCCAACGTCGTAGCGAAGCTCGACGCCAAGGACAACATCTACCCCCGCAAGGAAAAGCCTGAGCAGAAGATTGACGGCGCGGTCGCCTCAATCATGGGCATCGCACGCGCAATCAGCGGCGAGGAAGCGACAACATCATTCTGGGAATCCTGATGAAAAAACTGATCAAGATGGTTCCCGACGCCCTTATCGTCAGCGGCGCCGGGGCGCTGTCCTATGGCGCAGGCCTCCTGCATCCGGCTGCAGGCCTCATCGTTGCTGGCTTGCTGCTGATCGTCGGCGGCGTCTGCGCCGCA